GCGCCCTATTTCTGGATCATTTCGACGGGCGACGACTACGGCGATAACCCGTATGGCCTCGGCCTCGCGCATCAGCTTTTCTGGCTCGTCCGCTTCAAGCGCGACGTGATTCGCTGGTGGATGATCTACAACGAGAAGTATGCGATCCCGACGACGGTCGGCACGTTCCCGAAGGGCGCGAGCAACGACGATCGCGCGCGCTTGCTGGCGGCGCTTCGCTCCGTGCTCACCGAGAACGGCGTCATCATCCCGGAGGGCTACACGCTCGCGAACCTCGAAGCGAAGCGGCAGGGCTCCTCCGACTACCATGCCTTTATCCAGTTCGTCGACGAGGCGATCTCGAAGATCGTGCTCGGGCAAACGCTCACGACGCAGGTCGGCCACAGCGGCGGCAACCGCGCGCTCGGGCAGGTGCATCAGGGCGTCGCCTCGGCGATCCAGAAATCCGACGCGGACCTCAACTGTGAGACCTTGAACCTCGGCCCGGTCACGTGGCTCGTGCAAATGAACTTCGGCATGGATTGCCCGATGCCGACTGTGAAGCGCGAGATCGAGGAGCCGGTCGACTTGACGGCGCTCGTCGATCAGCTCGCGAAGCTCGACGCGATGAACTACCGCCCGACGTTGCAGCTCGTACAGGACAATTGGGGCGAGGGCTTCGAGGATCTCGGCTCCGCGCCGCTCACGACGATCGATCCCGCGACCGGCAACCCGAAGGACGTGCAGCCGCAAGGCGCATCGGGCGCGCCGGCGGCGAAGCCGACCGGGACGAAAGCGCGCAAGGCCGCGAATGATGCGAAGTTCAACGCGATTTTTGCCGCGGCGATTCCGCACATTTTCCCCGATCAGGAGGCGCTCGACGCCGGCCTCGCGCCGATGGGCCTCAAGATGGCCGAGCTCTCGCGCGATCTCATCGTGCCGCTCGTCAACTATGCCGCGAACCAAGATCAGCGCGAGGTGCTCGCGCGTTTCCAGCAAGGTTTGCCCGATGGCATGTGGGACGACGCGAAGCTCCGCGACACGGTCGCGCGCTTCATCTACGTGAGCAAGGAAATCGGGCGCGTGTACGCGAAACGCGCATGAAGGCCGTCTATTGCCCCGACAAAGAACCGCATCAACTCGCCATTGGCGAATGGTGCTTTTGGGAGGGCGCGATCTTCGCCGAGTGCCCGGGCGGCCTCACCGCGAACCTCGGATCTCATAGCGTCGAGGTTCGCCCAGACGGCTCGCTTCACGTCTCTCCGTCGATCCTCGTCAATGGCGCGCCCGGCGAAACGTGGCACGGCTTCATCGAAAACGGCGAATGGCTCGACGAGAATAAGCGGCCTATCTCATGAGAATCCTCGACTACGAGCACACGCGGTTCATCCGCTACGAGTGCCACCTTGCGGAAGGCCCCGAGGGCAGCGCGCAGTACAAGCCCGGCGACCTCGTCGAGTCGTTGATCTATGTCGACACGCTTGCCGAAGCGCACGGCGTTTGGACGCCGTGCCCGAAGTGCGCCGCAACCGGAAATCCGCACGGCGTGCTCTCGTTCTTCACTGGCGTCGTGCTCCACGCGGAGAGCGATCTCGGCAAGAACAACGCCGGGCAGGACGTGCGCTGGACGCCGAGCGGCACGTCACTCGAGGACCTCACGCTTTCGCCATCGATCCAGATTCAAGGCGGGTGCAACTGGCACGGCTGGATCGAGAACGGCGCGACGCGCGACGCCTAGCGCATGGCCGGCGTCGAGCCCTTCATCGATGTAAACGCGCTGCCGACACCGCCGCCGGTCCCGAGCGCGGACGCGATCGCGCACCTCTTCGACGTCTCGCCGGCGGCCGCGATCGAGTTTTTTCGCTCGCTCGGCGTTCGCATCGCATGGGATTGGCGCGCCGACGAGTCGGCCGCGCAGGATCTTGCGTTCTACGTCTCGAAGGTCATGAACGCCGACGTCCTCGTCGCGATCAAGGAAGAGATCACGCGCGGCCTCGCGCTCGGCATTCCGACGAAGAGCATGCGGAAGTTCTTGCTCGGCCGCCTCGCGCAACTCGGCTGGATCGGCGAGCGCGACGTCGTCGGGCCGAACGGCGAGATCGCGCGCGTCGATATCTCAACGCCGGCGCGAATCGATCTCATCGTGCGGACGAACGCGCAGACCGCCTACAACGTCGGGCGCTACGCGATGCAGGCGCGCGCCGCAGCGACGGCGCCGATATGGCAGTACGTCGCGGTCCTCGACGAGCGGACGCGCCCAGCGCACGCGGCGATGAACGGCAAGGCCTTCCGCGCGACCGATCAAATCTGGAATGAGATTTACCCGCCCTGCGGCTTCAATTGCCGCTGCCGCGTGCGCGCGTTGACCGAGAAGGGCGCGGCCGGGCTCGAGATCCTCGACGGCGCGACGTTCGAGCTTCCCGAGGGCTTCCCCGATCCCGGCTTCGGCGGCGCCGCGGCGAACGCGATGACCCAGCTCGGCGCGCTCATTTCGCGCGTGCACGAGCGCGAGCAGCAGGCGGCGCGCACATGAGCATCACCTACCTCGTCACCTCGCCAGATATCGCCGCGGCTAACGCGCGGTACGCCGAGCTCGCGGCGAAATATGACGACTTGACTCCGGTCATGGTCGCGGCGGCGGCCATTGCTTCGCAAGCCTCAGAGCGCGCTTTCGCAGGGGAAAGCACCCCGGCGGGCGAAGCATGGGCGCCGCTCGCGATCTCAACGCAACGCGCCTACGTCACGAAAGGCCATCGCCGCGGCGCGCATCCGATCCTTCAAGTGACGGGCCAGCTCGCAGCCTCGCTCGCCTCGATGGTGACGCCGACGAGCATGATTTTCGGGACAAACATGATTCAAGCGGCCGTGCAACAGGGCGGCTGGCCCGCGCGGAATATCCCGGGCCGTCCGTTCGTCGGCTTCGGTCCCGAGGACCTTTCAGAGCTCGAGCAGGCGGCGCTCGCGTTCCTCGCTGGCTGAGCCGCTTGCCTAGCGGCGCGCGCGGGGCGGGTTTCAAATCCGCGCCTATGGCGAAGAAACGGCAGATTCAGCTCTTCCGCACCGGCAAGCACACCGATGCAGCCGGCAACCCGCACGAGTTCTCGGCCGATCAGGTCGGCGCGATCGCGACGGGCTTCGACAAGGCGATCGCTCCGGCGCCCGTCGTGGTCGGCCATCCGACGACCGACGCGCCGGCGTACGGCTGGGTCGAGTCGCTTGCCTTCAACGCCTCGACCGGCATGCTCGACGCCGCGCTCGACCTCCATGACGAAATGGAAGCCGCCGTACAGGCGAAGCATTTCAACCGCGTGTCGGCCGCGTTCTTCGCGCCCGATTCGCCGGCGAATCCGAAGCCCGGGAGCTTTTACCTCCGGCACGTCGGTTTCCTCGGCGCCGCGGCGCCGGCCGTGACGGGTCTCAAGCCCTTCGGCTTCAACGACGACGGCGAGGCACACACGTTCAAGGACGCCGGCAAGACGGGCGGCCTCTTCACCGTCGAGTTTGCGGTCGACGGGACCAAGTCAGTCGCCGAGCAACTTCTCGACGGTCTCGCCGCGCTCGCGGCGAAGCTCAAGAACGAGCCCGTCCCGTCGGGCTTTCGCTTTTCCTTCGATCCCAATTTCACGGCCCCCGCGGGCTCAGGAGCAACGACGATGAACGACGCCGACAAGGCCAAGATGACCGCGCTCGAGACCGAGAACGCGAAGCTCAAGGCCGACGCCGAGACCGCGGCGCGCAACGCCTACACCGCGGCCGCGACGACGTTCGCCGACAAGCTCATCACCGACAAGAAGATCACCCCGGCCGAGAAGCCGGAGATCATCGCGACGTACTGCGCGCTCGCCGTGCTGCCGGCAATCGAGTTCAACGCCGGCGACGGCACGACGAGCAAGAAGACGCCGCTCGAGTCGTTCAAGAAGACCTGCGAGGCACGCGGCCCGGTCCTCAACACGACCGAGCGGACGCCGCCCGATGGCGAGCGCAAGAGCGCCGGCGCGAGCGCGATCGGCTTTGCCGCGCCCTCGGGTGT